GCCTGATGACGTTTGATTATCTGCATCAAGAATAATATCTGTTGTTGCATCAAGTGTAATAGTAGAACCTGAATCTATTTCTGTAATTATAGGAGTTGTTAGTGTTTTGTTTGTTAAAGTCTGTGAACCTGTAAGGGTAGCAACTGTACTGTCAATATTTAAAGTAACATCACCAGAAGTACCACCTCCAGATAAACCAGTTCCAGCAACTACTGAAGTAATATCTCCAACTGTAGGTGTTTGAAAAGATGGTTGTGCTCCAGCACCCGCTGAAGTTAAAACTTGTCCTGAACTTCCTGTTGCTATTGCAACTGGATTTCCACTTGCATCATATGAAATAATATTTCCGTCTGTGCCTGATGCCATTTTTCCTAATGTTACAGCATTATCTTGAATTTCTGCTGTTGCTACACCTGAATCTTTAATTGTTATTGCTCCAGAACTAGCTGCAAAGTTATCTGAACTAAATGAAGCAGCACCTTTAGCAGATGTAGAAGCATCAGCTAAATTAATTGTAACATCACCTGATGTTCCGCCGCCTGTTAAATTTGTACCTGCTGCAACACCTGTAATATCTCCAGTTGTAGGAGTTTCAAAAGTAACTGCACCTGAACCATCTGTAGTTAAAACTTTTCCTGCCGATCCATCTGCAGTAGGTAATGTGTAAGCTGAAAGAGTAAAATTAGATCCATCACCTTGAATAATTTTTCCAGACGTTGTTGCTAATCCTGCAACGTCTTGTAATTGAGCATCTAATCTTGCGTTGGCAACAGTACCACTTGCTAATGCTGTTGCATTTAAATTTGTTAATGCTGATCCATTGTTTGCTACAATGTTTCCGCTAGCGTCTAGTATAACTGCTTTAGATGCAGGAAGGGTACAGAAAACATCTTTAGTGCCCGCAGAAAAATCTACTGCTGAATCACTATTTGATGATGAAATAATTGTAGTTCTCGCAAGAGTATCTGGTGTTGCATCAGTTACTGTGCCAAGACCAACTTCAAATTCTCCATTTGCTTGATTAGAAATAGCATAATAAGTCGTATTACTATTTCCAATTCCTGCAACAAAGGTTTCAAAACCTGTTGCTGCTCCTGCTAAATTTATTGTGCCCGTACCTGTACTTGTAGAGGTTTCTCTTACCCTATCATTTACAACTAATGCCATTTAGTTCTCCTATTAACCAGAGATTCTTAATATAGCTGCTGAAGTCGTTGCTGCCGGAAACTGTATTGTAAAAGTTCCCGAAGTAGCTGTTTTATTTCCTCCAAAATCTAAAACTGCAACTGCTGCATTAGTAACTGCAGAAGATGTGTTATAAATTAATGCACCTCTAGCTGTCAACGTTACACCTGTAAAAGATAAATCCGCAAAGTCAACGAATGCAACACCTTTACCAGTTCCGGTTCCGATGTTTGCACTTTGACCTGTTAATGGATCACCGCCTGCTGCGTAAGTACCTGTGTTTGCTACTTCATTACTTGAAGAGTAAGCTGTAGTTGTTGAGTTTAGAGTTGCTGAAGAAGTAAAAAGAGCTAGCTTAAAAACATCACCACCAGATGATTTAAAGTTTACATCACCTTCTAGTAATTGTTTTTTGAAAGCATTTGCGATCGCTTGTGTTATAGCCATAATTTTCTCCTAGTTTATTTTCCACCGACTCGAGGAACACCTGATTGATATTCATCTCGTCTTCGTCTCCCCATTTGTTCTACTGAGAAGCCTTCTAATACTTGTTTATACTTTCCTTCGTATAATTGCAAGAGATCATTTGGCCCCTTTAAAAAAGAATATGCTTCAGCCAGGCATGCATATAAAAGTCCGTTGGGAAAATACTTACTGATATATGTTTGTGTATTTGTACTAGATAAACCGGCATCTTTCAAGATATAATTAAGTTGAATTGTGTAAGTAGCATCAGGGGTAGGTGCTACAACTATTTTTTGCTCATCCCATAAACTGTAATATTTTGGCACACCAGAGGCTCCTGTTGGATTATATTCTGACATAAAACTTGTATCTCTATATTCTAAAAATTCTCTATTATCAGGGTTAGAACTTCCATCAGAATCTACTATTTGAGCTGATCTAATAATTAATAAATCTGCTGGTCTATCTATAAATCTATCTGAAGTTACTAAGCTAGCTGTTGCATATCTTCTATTATTATCAGAATCTACATCTCTAAATATTCTAAATTCAGCATCACTAATTATTCCATCAACAATAGTAGATGTTAAAACATTTGAATCTACTTCTGTGTAATCTCTAATTTTTTGTATTAATTCTGCGTATGTCATTATGGTGTTAATGTAACTGGACCTGCAGTTACAGACATTCCTCCAAAGTTTCCTGTTACTGTTGCAGTGCTTCCACTGCTAAAACTATAACTATTTGTATTTATAACTCTTATACTAAATCCTAAAGAATTTTCAAACACTGTATAAGCTAGTCCTCCAGGACTTCCGTCTACATTTCTAAGAACAACAGTATTTCCGGTTGTTCTACCATGACCAGGTTCTGTAACAGTTACAGTACTTGAACCTGAAGTTAAATTTAATGGATTTCCAGGTAATAAATTTTCTGTTGCAGGTTCAACTCGAGCAGGTCTTGCATATTGTAAACCTTGTGGATCAGCAACAGTTGGTTTAGGATTTAACTGTGGTTGCTTTGGTTCAAATTCAGATGTATGTACACGTGAGCCATTCCATTCAACAACCATTTCTTTGTATGGAAAAGCCATACCTGAACGATCTGAAATAAATTGTGCGTATTTTCCTTTAGATAAATTAGACATTTGGATAATAAGTTTGTGGAGTTATAAATGTACTTGAAGAAGAACCATCTTCTTCTAAAGCTCTTTTTAATTCATCTTCATAAAGTAATTTCATTTGTTGAACTAATTCTGGTTTAAATTTTTGTGATAAATAATAAGCTAATCCTGATACCATACAAGGTACAAATCTATATGGTACATCTGCATTGTTTGTATAGTTTCCTGCATCCTGAATCCGGCTTACATAATAATAGTTAATAAAGTTTCCGGCTTCAGTAGATCCTGGAGTTAGATATAAAGTAATAGTTACTTTATCAATAAATCTTTGTACAAAATATTGTGTTGGAGTTCCTGTGTCAGTTTTTGATGAAAGACCTTGATAACCTGATCTATTAATTTTAGTTAAAGAAAAATCAACATTATCTGAATTTCTATAAACTGCTTCTAGTATATCATCTACACCATAAACAGCATTTGGACTTGAAGTTCCATCAGCTGTTGATCTAAACATTGTATAAGTTGATTGACCATCAACTAATGTAATTGAATTATTTTTTACTTCCCAAAAATGAAGACCTCTATTACCCCATTCTTGAAACATTATATTTAAAGAACGTCTTGCTGTTTTTATATCATTACCAGAATAATCAAATCTACCTATTCTTTCATAGGCTTCCGTGATTATATCATCGATAAAAAAATTCGATTCAAAAGTTGTAATTCCTGAAGTTGCCATTAAGCTCCTGTTATAGTTACTGTAATGCTTCCACCTGCTCCTGCTAAATTATAAACAATACCATTTTCAAATTTAATACCTGAACCTGGAATATAAACTTCTAATCCTTCAGTTCCATACTTATAAGTAGCTACTGCTGTTCCTGGTGTTGATGCATCTGCTGAATCATAAAAAATAATTGTAGATGATGCTATACCTAATCCTTGGATAGAAGTAATTCTAGTTCTACCTGTTCTAGCTAAAGTGTTAGCTCCCACTGTTGTCACATTTAATGTTTTCTGATCTGAATCCATTTTGTCTCCTTACTTATCTATTAACACGGTTGATTTAGCACTAGTAATAGCACTACAAGTCATTCCAGATTTAAATAAAATTCCATCTTCAGGCATGTTAAAAGTAAAAACATCTCCTGGAGGAACCTCTGCCGTAAATTGCGTTCCACTGATATCTTGTAAAGTTATTGATCCTGTATCAGTAGTAGTTGTTGTGTTGGAAAGAATAATTCCTCTTAGTCTTGTTCTTCCAGCAAACACTTGACCTGTTGCTGTTATTTGAATCGCTTTTACATCTGATCTCATATTTGATTCTCCTAAAATATTTATGTGGGGCCGAAGCCCCACACTAATTATTTATTAAGCTGCCCAAGCAAATGCGCCTTTAACTGCTAAAGGATCTTTAGACGAGTCAAGACCTACATGCCAAAAGCCATCTTCTGTACAAG